CCGTGCTGTCGTCGCCGCTATTGGTGGCTATCTGGTGGGCAAGGGCATCGCGGATGCCGAGACCATCGCTGCGGTGGGTGGCGCTGCTGCCACGATCGCTGCTGCCATCTGGTCGGTGTACTCAAAGCGCAAGGTCGAGCCGCAGGCGTGAAGGTCTGGGCGGCGGTTGCCGTCGCCCTACTCGCTGCCGGGTGGTTCGGGTTCCAGTATGCGTACCGGACAGGCCGTGACGCTGGCTCTGCGGCGGTCAGGGCGGACTGGTCCGCTGATATCGCCAAGTCTGAGAAGGCCGCGAGAGAGGCTCTGGCTGCGGCTCATGAGGCATACAGAGCTGATATCGCAAGGCGCGAGGGGGTAGAACGTGACCTACAAGCGAAACTCGGTGCTGCTGACCGGCGTGGTCGTGACCTTGCTGGGCGGCTGCGCTCACAAGCTTGTCCCCTGTCCAGTGCCGGTGCCGCCACCACCGTCCCTGATGGTGCCGCCAGAGAGTCCGGCGACACGGGAGAGGTTGATGCAGCTCTTGCCGCCCACCTTGCCGCGTGCGAACGAGACGCCGAACGGCTCGGGGGACTCCAGCGGTGGCTAGAGTAGATCGCTATAAGAAGCTCGGCATCCCGCGCCGGTTTCAGATTCACGGGCATGAGGTGCGCGTCAAGATTTTGACGGATGTCAGTTGGCGGCGGCTCAAACTGCCGAAGGATGCGGTCGGCATCTTCGACCCCACATCCCATGTTATCGCTTTGCGGAACGAGCTTGGGGATACCGAATTGGGTCACGCCTTCTGTCACGAGTTTACCCATGCCCTGCTCGATGCCATGAACCATAAGCTCTCGTTCAACGAGGTCTTCGTGGACAATTTCGGGGCAATCCTGCATCAGGCCCTCCAGACATTTACCACGGCCACCAGATGACCCCTAAGCGGCACCTCATCATTCCCGACGCGCAGATCAGGCCGGGTGCCAACACAGAGCATGTCGAGTGGGCGGCTCGAGCAATCGTCGAGTACCAGCCGGACGTCATCGTCTGCATTGGAGACTGGTGGGACTTCCCCAGCCTAAACTCGCACAACGAGCCGGGCAGCGAGGAGCTCGAGGGGACCCGGTACCAGGAGGATGTCGAGTCTGGAAACGATGCGTTCCGGCGACTCTGCGCTCCGATGATGGCCGAGCAGGAACGGCGGGTGAAGGGTAAGCGGAAACATTGGACGCCTCGCAAGGTCTTCATCACCGGCAACCACGAGGCCCGTGCCGACCGTGTAGCCAAGCGCGAACCGAAGTGGCAAGGCACCATCGGGTCGCACAACTGTCAGACGCTTGACTGGGAGCGGTCAAAGTTCCTCGAAATCGTCGAGATAGACGGCATCAAGTACTGCCATTACTTCCCGAACCCGTTCTCCGGTCGACCCATTGGCGGCACCATCACGAGCCGACTCGGGCATATCGGGTCGAGTTTCGTGCAGGGCCACCAGCAAGGGTTCCTGTACGGGTCGAAGCAGTACCCCGACCATGTGAAGCATGGTCTAGTCTGCGGGCGGTTCTACATCGACCATGAGGGCTATCGCCCGGACGATGTTCAGCGATCGGAATGGTCTGGCATTGTCGTGCTGAACGAAGTGCGCAGCGGCAACTACGACCTGATGCCGCTCTCGATGGACTATCTGCGCCGCAAGTTCGGGTAACTGATGGATACCCCAGACCAGAATCCCTCATCGACCCTGCTCTGCCGTCTCTGCTGGTGGTCGGCTAACATCACCCAGAAGCAGGAGCGGGTCTGGTGTTCTCACTCAGTGCATCACGGGTGGTACACTGACGCCCCCGGCTGCGGTGGCAAAGCCTTTCGCCAGGACGACGACCGAAAATGAATCACATGCTGGCGCGTATCCGTCAGATCCTGTGGAGAAGCCGCGCATACAAGCGGCTGTTCCTCAACCCCCAGAGCAATGAACTCTCCGACGATGGCCGGATAGTGGTCGCGCATCTGAAGCGGTTCGCACGCCTTGGAAAGCCCCCGGCATCACCCGGCGCTCAGGTGGACATGTTCCAAGTTGGCCGGATGGTTGGCCGACAGGAGACGGTGCAGATGATTGTCGAGGCGCTGCACCTGGACGAACGAACCTTGACCAATCTGCAAGAGGATTTCCGTGATGAGTGACGATCAAGGGTCTGCATCCGCAGGCAACCCGACTGCTCCGGCAGCGGCTCCCGTGTGGTACGCGCCGGAAGGTCTCGACCCCGCCACGACTGGTCAGCTCGGCGAGCTGGTCAAGGCGAAGGGATGGAAGGGACCGGCTGACGCGCTTCTGTCCTATCAGAACCTTGAGAAGGTGTTCGGCGCTGACAAGGCCGGTCGCACCATTCTCGCCCCCAAGTCCGATGATGACGCTGACGGGTGGAGCGCGGTGTACAACCGGCTCGGTCGCCCGGAGAGCGCCGACAAGTACGAGTTGCCGGTGCCGGATGGCGATGACGGCTCCTTTGCGCAGGCTGCTGCGCCGGTGCTGCACGAGCTCGGGCTTACCACGAAACAGGCCAAGGGGCTTGCCGAGTGGTGGAACCAAGCCTCGAGCTCGCGCATCGAGGCGGCTGACGAAGCATTCTCCAAGCAGTCCGAGGCCGAGTATGCGGCGCTCAAGGGCGAGTGGGGTGCGGCTGCTGCGCAGAACGAGGAGCTCGCTAAGCGGGCGGTGCTCAAGTTCGGCAAGGAGGCGGGTCTCGATGAGGCGTCCTTCGACTCGCTCGAGCGGGCGATTGGCACCGCGAAGGTGATGAAGTTGTTCCACGCCATCGGTGCGAAGTTCGGCGAGGCTGACTTTGTGGGCAGCGACACCCCGTCGAGCGGTGCGTTGACCCCGGCGCAGGCCAAGAACAAGGTGGCCTCGCTGTTCGCCGATCAGGAGTTCATGGGTCGGTATATGCATCAAGACCAGCGCGTCCGGCAGAGTGCCATCGAGGAGATGATGGCGCTTAACCGGATGGCGAATCCGGGTGTCACCGAGGAGTAGTTGCATCCGGCAGATGGTCGTCGTACTATCCGCCCGTGTGTTCTCCTCTGTGTGTTGCCGGGAGGGTTAAACCTCCCGGCTCTTTACCAGAGGTCGGGTAAGCCGCGAGGCCCCGCTGACAGCCGGAAAGACGGTCGCTCGGCCCGAGCGGAACGGGCAAGGATTCCGGCCCCGGTAACGGACAAGCCATCCGAGAACATCGTCATTTAATGTTTTCTGGAGGGCTATCATGGCCGACAATATCGCATCCGTTTATGCCGTTCAGTACGGCACGAACATCTCGCTGCTCCTGCAGCAGAAAGGCTCCAAGCTGCGCCAAGCGGTGCAGACTGGCTCGTACAAGGGCAAGGCTTCTGAAGTCGTCACGCAGTACGGTGCCACCAGCGCCCGTGCCGTTTCGACCCGGTACTCGCCGATCGTCCCGGTCAACACTCCGAACAACCGCCGTTGGGTGTTCCCGGAGGATTTCGACTGGGCTGACCTGATCGACAACTTCGACAAGCTCCGTCTTCTCGCCGACCCGCAGTCTGCCTATTCGCAGAACGGGCTCTACGCGATGGGCCGCGCCATCGATGATGTCATCATCTCGGGCATCTTCGGAACGAACAAGACCGGCGAGGCCGGTGGCACGAGCACCGTGTTCGATGTCACCAACCAGCAGGTCGCTGTGAACTACGCTGCCTCGGGCAACGTGGGCCTCACGGTGGACAAGCTGCGTGAAGCGCGTCGCATCCTGATGGAGAACGAGGTCGACCTCGATGCCGAATCGGCGTACTGCGCCATTTCTGCCGAGCAGCACGACGACCTTCTCGGTCAGTTGCAGGTCACGAACGCCGACTTCAACACCGATGCTCCGGTGCTGCAGGATGGCAAGGTGACCCGCTTCCTCGGGATCAACTTCATCCACACCGAGCGTCTTCCGACCTCCTCGAACCATCGTCGCTGCCCCGTGTGGGTGCCGTCGGGTGTTCATCTGGGCGTCTGGAACGACATCATGTCCAACGTCACGCAGCGTCGTGACCTGTCTTCGCACCCGTATCAGGTCTACCTGATGGGTACC